CTCTACAATATTCAAACGTCTCTTCAATACCGTCTATGCTAGCACCAATTTTAGGCTGATATAACTCTAGCAAGTCGGGAATCTTTTTGCCTTTCCACATCAGTCTAGTCATGTTAGTATTGTAGTGTACATGGATGCCTTTAATGTACTCAGCATACTCTTCTTGTTGGCCTAGTTCGTACATTTTTTCTACAACTTTCCAATGTACATGTGAGCTCATAGGTTCACCACCTGCCCAGTATATCTGATTACATTCTTTCTTAAGGATAGATTCAATAATCTCGTCACCTAATGAATTTTCGTACAAAAAGTCAGCCTGATTTGATTTGTCTATTTTCCACATATCCTTAAATAGTTTAATATGTGCTGAGCTAGCGTTAGTTCCGCAGCTGATACACTGTAAGTTACAATGTATTGTTCTGTGATCAAAGTATGTCGGACCAGGTGTAGTTACTGACCCATCTGGGTTCGTAACAGCTCTTAGGTCTTCTTCGGTACTCACAGTATTAATACGCATACGCAACGATTCTAGACCAACCGACTCGGCGTAATAACATTGTTTACAATCATCTATTTTCTCACCTGCTAGCATTTTTAATCTAACAGTTTTGTACTTTTCAGAGTTCCACATTTCGACGACTGAAGTCTTTTCAAGCTCGGGGATGTTTGCGCCGATACAGCACAGTCGGCGATCATACAATGATCCGACATAGGAGTGTGTCCAAGGGTAAGGACAAATTGACTTGTTGTTTGTTGTATCTAATGACATATTATCTATTTGTTAATTTAGGAAAGAACGTTACCACGTCTTCTTTTCTTACAGTATCTAGTTCTTTAGTAAAGTATTTAAAGTATTCCATTCGGCCGTTTTCCTCGGGGTTAAAATAGTGTCCGTATAAATCTTCCCAGTTTCTTTTGGAAATAATTCCGTGTATAGAATTTATCTTTTGTTGCCTTACTTCTTTAGGTAAAGCAAGTGCTGACAAGTAATCCGGACTGTGTACATGATTTAATCCTACTTTAATTTTAATAGCATTTGCTCGTAAAAAGTATTCTAACTCTTCAACATACATAAAGTTATAAATGTTAACAGTTTGTGTAATGCGATAGATGAAGTTATAGTTTGCTAAAAATAGTTTAAGATTCTCAATAGTCAAATCCCAATTACTTAAACTGCGGATGTAGGTGTTACGCTCTCCAACGTCGTCTATGCTAAAACTAATATGTACTTCTTTAAAGTTAGCTAACAAGTCTAGCGCAGGCTTAACCTTTTCAAACTTGTAATTTAAATTTGTATGATAGTGAATAGCAATATTAGTCTTGCCTTCCTTAACTAACCTCTCAAGCAAATGGAAATGTGTCGGAACTAAAAACGGCTCGCCACCGCTTATGTGAAGTTGTTCTAAGTTAGGAGCAGCATCAATTAGGCGATCGTAAAATGCTTCGTCTTCAACCCAATCAAAACTAAACGCAGGGTGTGATTTAATAAAGTCATACCCGCTAGCAAGCTCAACGTGACCTTTTAGCTTATTGTAATCAGCAATCCAACTAGTACTAGAGTCTGCGTTACACGTTCTGCATTTTAAGTTACAATGATTGCCTAGCCTTAATTCTATGTGTCGTAGATCTGGAACTATACTGCCGTCTTCTTTAGTCAGTGCCGCATAGTCTAAATTTCTAATAGATTCTTTTTGTCTTTTGCTTATACCGCCTGACTGTTCTACATTATGGCATACTTTACAAGCGTTAGGTACACGCCCGTTTAACATATCCAGGCGGATTGTTTTGTAGTTGTCACAGTTGACAATCTCGTCTATAGAGTTATTCTTAACAGTTAAATCTTGTATAGATCTATCGGGCAATCTATTCCAGCTATGCCCGTTACCTTTATCGGAATGATCTGCTATACAACATATTGAACAGTTGCCTTGCGGAAACGTGCTTAGGTGAATCCACGCAAGGTCGCAGGTAAAATTATCATTCATATTCATTAAACCAATCTGTAAACGACTTAGGGAATACGTCTATGCTTTTATTATTTCTAGTAGCATATTGTTTAGTAAACTTTACTAAGTCGTTAATTTTGTTATCCAAGCTGTCAGTATCTTCGTGGCTTCTATCTACTTCTCGTAGGTATGTAACTAATCGTTCGATTTGATTCTTTTCGAACGGTGACAGTCCTGTAGCAGTACTTAGCCAGTTTTCTATCCTGTTAGCCTCTGCTAGTTTTAAATGTTCTGGTAATACGTTTAAGCCCTGGAAGCTCGGAAATCGCAAAATGTTAATGCTCATGTGAAACTGATGTCCGCCAACTTGCTTACGCATTTCTAATACATCCGACATGAACTGAGTAATAGTCCAGATACTTAATGCGCTCACAGTTAGCATAACGTGGATCATTTTGTAGTTGCCTTCTTTAGCAAATTGTAAGGCATTAGACTTCCACAGGTTGTAATCTAACCCACTACGAACAAATTCGGCGTGCTTCCCGTATGCTTCGCAACTAGTATACAAATCAAATGACTGAAACTTTTTGCTAGAATCAATTAGCTGTCCTAGTTTGTGCTGATCCATAATTAAGTTAGAGTTAACAGCAAATTTAAATTTAGTGTCTTTACATTCGTCTAGTAACTTCCAAAACCATGGGCTGCGTGTTGGCTCGCCACCTGTAACTCTAAGCTCTTGTAAACTATCTTTAAGTCCTGAATGGAACCATTTGAAAAATGCTTCAACATAAGGATTGTCTATATTCTTTAATCCAAACGGATTAGCATGTTCGCCGGCGTTTTGAAATGTGCCGCCACCTGGGGTTATTAGCCCTTTGTAAGGTCCGTTTTCTTTAATATCAGTAGCCCATGTAGTGCTGAACTCGGCATTACAATAAGAACAGTTTAAGTTACACAAGTTGTCAAAACTAATTTCTAAAGTCTTAGGATTAACATCAGCAAATGGATCTAACTTAGTTAAGCTAAGAATTTCATCCTCTGTATAGATACGTGTCTTATAAACACGGTCGCTATGTACATTAGGATCATTAGCATCTTCTACAGTCCAACAGTAAGCGCATTCAGTACATCTTGTACCTGTTAGCATTTCTAATCTACGCTGTTTCTTTTCTTCTGTATTGTGTAATGCCGCAGGGTTACTTAACGAGTCTAGAGGTATAGTATGTGCTGGCGGTAAATGACAGCTAGCCGTGCGACCATTGCCTAACCATATAGTAGCATTGTACCATTTGGCAGCACAGAAACTAGGACTAACTTCGTTAATAATTTCTATTGTTCTTTTTACGTCTGTTGGCATATAGTATAAAATTCTGTAAGTTCCGGGAACGTTGTATTAAAGTTAGTGCCGCGCCTATTATCGTATTCTATAATAAATGCCGCAAAGTCTTTTCTAAGTTGTAACTCTTTAGGATCAGCCCCGTTCATGTAATCAATCATTCGTTCTAGTTGATCAACTTCACTGGCTGATAAGTCTGTGCGCTCTGCTATCAATTCCTTAACGTCGTTAGTGAATCGTTCTTTGCTATTGCTATCGAGGATAGTCAATGACAAAAACTCTGGATAGCGTAAGAAGTTGGTCATGAACTGTACTTTATTAAACGTAGAATTTTTATTGTAGTGCTTACGCAGGTCTAACAGATAACGTACAAAGTCGCAGTATGTTGTGATACTCGTTAGGTTAACTGTGGTCATTACAGCAACAATATTGTTAGTATTGTCTAACACTTTCTCTAAGTTCTTAGACCACTTAGCATAGTCCATGCCGTATCGAATATATTCAACAGCAGATCCTGTGCCTTCACTACTGGTAAAGATTTGTACTTCTTTAATGTTTTTAGATATACTATTGAGCTTAGTAATCATTCGATCAACTAATTCATCAGGGATACCTAAGTTAGTATTGATAGCAAAACAAAGTTCTGGATTAGGGTCTGCTTCAATAGCATCTAGCATACGCCACACATCCTTACTTAACAAGGGCTCTCCGCCTGTTAGTCTAAGTGTGTTTAGTTTAGGATAAAGCTCAGGCCACCACTTCCAGAACGCATCTACATACGGATTGTGATCA